AAGGAATCGTGGCCGCGCGCGTATCAACACCATTATTTTCTTCTTCTGTCTGTTGATATAACGCATAAGCCATATCAATGACAACCATTTTATCAATGAAGTCATTGCGCTTTCTGTGTTCTTCAAGAGCGTATTTAGTCAATTGTACTAGACTCTTTTGGCTCTTTTCAGATAATCTTGTGGAAGCTGCCATTGTATAATCCTTAGAATGAGGTGTTATTCGCTTGTACGCGAGCTGGCTTACCAGGGTTAATAACTTTCATTGTGCTCATAATCTCTTCTAAATAATCAGCTCGTACATCAAGTACATATGCACCATCATCAAGCCAATCATCCTTATTATCTTTCTTATCTAAGCGATAAGCTAATGCTTGCCATAGTATCTTAGTACGTACAGGGCCATATACATGGCATACGCCTGCAAGTATTTCCTTTATCCATGCGATAATACGAAATACCTTCTTGCGTCCTGCCGGAGATAATTCAACAACTACAATATGGTCTAGTTCGCGCTCTTCTATATACTTTTCAAGCCAGAACTTAAGTGTTTGCTGATAAGCAGTAGTTTCTACACCAATGATTGATAGGTTATAATGCAAGCAATATTCAAGCGCTTTCTCAATAACCTTCTCTGGGTCTACTACTCCACCAGCACCATCAGCAAATACAAAATTTTGGTCATCCATTAAAAGATGTACACCCACAATGTTCTCATCTGATAGAACACGATAGCCAGCAGGGTCAATAATAACACAACCACCAATAGCTCTTTCTTCAATATCTGTAGCATTATAAGGACACTCAGGCAGAATACCATCAGGTAATAGAGACGTTTTCTGTTCAATTGGGTCATTCATCATCTCCGCAAACCAGATATGACCTAATCCAAACTGTATATCATGCTTGAAACCGTTATATAGTGAATCTATTGGATGCAACTCAGGCCATAGAGAAGTACCATCTGCTAGTATACAACCTGTTATCAATGATACCCATTCAGTATTCTCTTGTAACATACGTAGGATACACGTGCCATGATACATATTACCGACGTAGATTATAAGAGCATACTCAGGATTAACTAGCTTTAGGAACGTACCTACGAACTTGATAGTTAATGCCTTGCTTTCTGTATCACTTGCCGCGTTTTCAGCACTCTGCATGTCATCAAAGAAAATTAAATCAGGTCTTTCGTTCTCTATATTAAGACCACGTACGTTAGAATTAGCACCTACTGCTACTAATATACGTGGTTTACCTCTATACATGCATGTCTTTTGTTCCTTATTATCTATTGCCTTATTAACTGTCCAGGGGCCATATACCTTTTCTAAGTTCTTAGACCCTAATATCCCATCTATATCTGCTAAAAGGTTATATGCTAAAGGTTCATCAGCACATACTACAAGAGCAAAGACTGTATAATCATAACAAATGAACCAACATATAAGTATCTTAATGAATGTAGTCTTGGCGAAACCGCGTGGCAGACCTAATGCAAAGCGTAATACTCTAACTCTCTGTTCCTGTGTACGTGCTGTAACAAGCATTTGCCATATAGCAAGATACTGTACAGGAAATTGATAATCAACAACATGAGGCAGACATAATTGAGAGAAGAAATCAAAGTCATGATGTCCTCTTTCAAAGGCTTCTACCTGTGTTATACCCTCTTTAGGTTCTGTTGCCATTACTTAGGAAGCTTAAATAACTTTTTAATAGCTTCTTTTAAAGGCGCGAGCGGCGGCGCGGGCACAGGGTTAGCTGGCGAGCTGTTCAATTGTAATAGTATTGTGTTCTTCATTAGCAGCTCTCTCTTTAAACATATCCCGTACAGCTTTAGCGGGCATAGGAAGCATAGTCTTATCACCTATACTTATTACTCTATTCTTATCATCTGTAACAAGCTTGGGTTGATTATCTTGTCGGACAATTAGTGTTAATCCAATTGTAGGATTACTGTGATGTCCAGGGGGTATAATAGACTTATTAGCGTTCTTAATGCGCGCAATAGCTTCTAATACCCGTGTCAGGTCATTAATATCACAGTTTGCTATACTATCATCAATCTCTTTTATGATACGTTCTTCAAGATGGTCGTATTTATTAACCAGACGCAACTGCATATGCTCCTTAAATTTCTCACGGAGCATGTTCTTAAACTGTTCATCTGTCTTGTATAGTTCACTAATATAAGCTTCAGAGCAGCCTAACATACCGGCTACTTGAGCAGCTTTATATCCTTGAGCTAAGTAATCTGCAATTTGTTCTCTCATATAAACCTAAGATTGCTCATGATAACCCATTATAGCAGAACCGCGCGTCCTTGTCAACAAGTGTTTCCCTATTCCGTAGATTAATAGACCTATTCTTATCTATCATAGCAAGAACAAGTAAAGAGAAATATGTGTGTAAGTCTAAAAAACTTAGGAAATTTCTGTGAGTGCCTATTGAGAATAAAGAGCCTAGCTAGAATCAAAAAAAACCGGCAGGGGGTTAGCCTGCCGGACTTTCTATTCTCCTTTATTTGAGTAAGGCTAATTCCTGTTTACTCCAGTCCACTTGCATGATATTACGCGGTGTCCATTCTCGCCAGTCATGCTGCATTGAGTGAGGATGATACTTTCCGATTATCTCAAATGCTGCTTCTCTGGTCTTGGATACTACCGTTGCGCCGGTTGCTACGTTTCGATATGTAACCATTGTATCTTATCCTTTCTACGTTGTCAAGCGATTTAGAATCCAATGTTAAGCTGCCGGTCTAGTTCCTTAAGTATTGCGCTCAGTGTATCACGGTCTATTCCTAAACGCAAGCCACAATTTATCACGGCCCATATTCTATTTGCTATCATGTGTTTCATTCTCATTTGCTCCTTATCCATTCGGTTATAAACTCATATACTGCGATTAGGACTATAACACCGATTAGATAATGTGTCAAGGCTTTATATAACGCTAGTTCAAATTCCATGTTGTCTATCTCCTTTATCTAGCTTACACAATCATTATATCATAGCTAAATAGGATAGTCAACTAAATCTTTTTTATGGGTCTATAAGTTTATTCTATAGCTTGTTATCTTGCGCTGCACCATAAACCCTTTATTGCTACTGGCATCCTAACAACCTTGATACCAGTAGAGTATAACAGGTCTAGAAGATTATTTCAAGTTTTCCAGCGTTGCGCTACGTCCATTGAGTGCCTCTACTGCCTTTTCAATGGTGCGCTCGAATCTTACTTTATCTACTTCATTCAATGCCGGAACCCATGATTTGATATGAAACTCCAATGCCTCTGCAAAATCATCCTTGCACGTTGAGATACTGGACGCATCCACAAACAAATCAGACAGAAGTTTAACAACTACATCAGCCTTATTCTTGCCTTTGAGATAAGCAGCAAGTGAAGCTTTAGCAGCATGGCGGGCTTTCAATGCTTCACCGCTACGCTCTCCAACTGCTACAAGTTCCTCAAAGTTTTCTGGAAACTTCATTCCATCTTTAAGATTTGCGCCATCAACCTTATTTCTATTCTGGCTTTTCAATGCTTGAACGATAGCATATTGTAACCAGTCAAGCGGTGCATCCTCATAACAAGGCACTCCATCTTCATCCTTGCCATTTTCGTCTATACCATCTTCCTTATTAGCTGCTTTGAGTTTACCTTGAATCCCAAAATCACTCAATACAGGAATCGGCATATCTAGTTCAGCAATCTTTTTATACTTGTTCTTTCCCGTTGCCTTATCCTCTACTGTTTCATTGATAACAAACTTGATTTTATTAGCAAACATTTGTATCTATCCTTTAGTCTATTGTGCGTTAGGGTTTGGCGTTGCGGGGATGGGCCTAACGCTTTCCCATCCATGAATACCATTATACGCTAGTCCTATTGCCTTGTCAAGTCTTTTTATCTGACCGAATCGGGAAACACCCCAAACGCCCGAACACCCGAATCCGCCAGACTGTACCCCATCCTAACACACAAATTAGTAGATGTCTATATAATGTTCTGTATGTATAGCTAGTAGATTGCTGTATATTAGGTAGAGATAGAACCATGTGTTAAAAACGATTAGGCTTTAAAATATGACTAGCTACCTGTTAGGGTTATTATTACTATACAGCATTAGGCTATTGTGTAGTATACACCTATTATAGAGATATGTAAATCCGTGTGTCCGTGTCACCCTGCCATGCCGGTGTTTCAGCGTTTCCGGCGTTCCTAGCGTTCCACAATTCCTAATTTCCTATTCTCTTACAAATACTATTATAACACAATAGAATGGACTTGTCAATAGGTATATGCTAAGGCATTAAGTGAAAATAGTTCTTGACATGGCCGCCGGAGTATGGGATAATGTCACTTGTTGCGGAAAAGAGACAGTTCTATTTATGTTGCACCGCAGCATGTAATAGGCTTGTATGCTAACAATAGGTAGTTACTCACTTATTGCATTGTGTAAGCTAAGAGTATATACTGATTCATTACTAGTAACGACTTCATATATATTTGATAGTATTACTTAGCATACAAACTTATTAATAAAGGATAATGATAATGCAACAATCTACTAAGCGTGAAAAGTGTTCTATTGCTTCACACTATAGGCATATCTGTTGCCAATATTGCAAGGATGCCTATAGATGGGGCAATAAGAAACGCGGTAAGACTAAGAATAGGCAATACCGACCGTATCGAATACATACACTATAAAGGATAATGAAATGGACTATCCAATAAAAGGCAAAAGCTACACACTAAAAGAAATATATACAGAATTAAAGTTAGATGATGGGCCGTTTTTGATGATATTACAAAAAGCAGAATATCATCCTATACAAACTAGCCATGTAAAGCGTAGTCAATTACTTGCTAATGATGATATTGCAAATACGATATGGGAATATCGTTACACAACAAATGAGTGGATACCGATATTCTATGAAGTAGTAGATTATAATGCACGTAGGTTGTGTAAGATTGAAACAATAGATGGGGATGTAATAGTTAGTTTCAAAGCATTTCCATATCCGTGGTATAATAAGGTATAAAGGATAACTTACAATGAATACGCAAACACAAGAGCTAAAGTTTCGCTTTAGCGATGATAAAGATTATAGATTCATAGATGTTTCTGTTGATGAAATAGTAGAGTTAATAGAAGATTTTAACTATGACAAGGTTAATAATCTTCTAGCTAATAGCAAGTATGCAAAACGCGCGGGATTGACCGCATTAAAGCCTGTCCATCCTATTATTGAGCATATAGCAAAGCCAATAGATAAGGCTTTCTATGATAGCGTATGCGGTGTATACAGTCCTATTCCTCACGCTGAAACAATAGCGTTGGAACATTATAAGCGTATTCGTTCAGATAGCCCATTAGAGAATGTTATTATCAAGCGTATTAATAATGCTAAAACTAAGAATAACCTAATACACTTAGGAACATACACACGTTGTATCTGTAGTGAAACAGGTATTA